GTTGAACTCGTTGATCATTTTTTTGGGCATGCGCTATGTATTAAAGTCGTTAGCCTCGAAGTCAGCTGAAACGAAATCGCTGAATTGTTGAGGGTTGTAAGCAAGTAGATTTCCGTTATTGTCCACGATGTCTACATCCAAATTGTCGGCCACCAAATATACAATATTCTCGGGCTTGCCGGATATGGTCAGACTGAAACTAAAGTTCGCAAACTGCCCGACAGTGCCGGTTATATTGATATCATCAATGATGCAGTCCGCTTCGTATGTTACCTCTTTGTTGATATCATCTGTAATTTTATACCGCGCGAACACGCTCTCGCGGGCGTGCTGCTTTTCCACCAGGTCGAAAATGCTGTAAAGTTCCGTGCCGGTTGAAAGCTTTGCGACGCCTTGCCCTTGTATCTGGCCGGTCAGTCTGCCGTAGATAAATTTCCTCCATTCGCCAGACGAATAGGGCGCGAGTTCAATCTTGTCGGCGGTCGTTGTAACGCTAACGTTACTACTGCACGCGACAGGATAAAGCTGAACCCCTATTTTCAGATAAAGGACAAAGTCCTTGCCTTTAATTTCATTACTCATAGTAAAAATCAAATGAGTGAACATCGTCGACGCCCGGGTCATTGCTCGGGACAGTCGTGTCAAAAATCTCCGTCAGCGACGCGGTCCAGGTTGCGCTCATGAAATCGATCTCCTTAATGTTGGAGATCCCGTAAACTTTTGTAGGCGCGTCGTCAGCAAAGATAACTGTATTGATGAGCCCGATCGGGTACTTTGTCCCGGCAATCTCCCATGTCAGCCCGTAAAGATTGACATCAAGTAAGGTCTTATAGGATCTATTCATGAACCATTTTGCCAGTACGTTCTGGCGCTTGAATGTCAACCGCTCGCTGTCATGGTCCCGCCGGAACCAGCGATCGCCCGTCAGCGTGATGCCGTCGGATTTATAGATCGCGCCCTTGTATGTGTGCGTTTCTGCATCGTCAAGGTACACTGTCTCCGTGAATGTCTTGCTTATGTCTTTGGAGATTGTGTAGCGGTCGTAATCGCCTTTTACAAGTCCTCGCCGGAGGTTCTTTATTGACGGCTTGACGTCAAAACTGAAATCTTTGACATACCGGTAAAGTGCGCCAAGATTTGAATAGTCATGAACAAGGTACACATGTATGTACCCCGCCACTGGTGTGCCGCCGATCGCCTCGCTGTTAAACTCTTCCCAGTCTACGCCACTCGTCGAGCGGGCGACGGTGCAGGCGGGTATCAGGGCCCAGGATGTAATCTCGCTCCATGTCCTGCTCGCGCTGTTGTACCCGTATGTTTTTGCATCGTTGCCGAAAAGGAACACAAAGGCCACCACGTCGGCCGCGGCCGTGATGTTGGCGTCATTGCGGTGCTGGAAACTTATGTCGATATAATCATTGTCCTCGACGTACACCTTGCAGGATTTCATCCAGCTGTCGGTTGTTGGCTGTGGAACAAGCGCGACGAAATCGTCATCCGGCAAACTGCGGGCCGTGCTTGCATATCTCCGCCACCTTTCAAGATTGTCCGTGATAGTGGTCGGCGTGTTCGGCGTTGCACCTTTCTCCCACGTCCAGTCATCAACGCTGAACGCGTCAAACTCGACCCCCAAAATGCTGAACTCACGCAGCTTTGCTCCTGCCTGAAAACTTTGATTGCAAACCACCTGGGCGAACTTGTCCCAGTTATAGCGGATGGTCGTCTGCTTCGACGGCTTCCGGAACGATTTTATCATCTCCGGCATGATGGGTTTTACGCTCTCATTCTCCCCGACCATGATATCGTAACGGGTCTGTGAACTTGTCCGGTTGCCGACTGTCGGCCGATCGTTGTTAATAACGTTGAGCGTCTGCGATGGGTCGATAAACATCTCCGGGATCCTGACGATCCACCATTCACCACGGTACTGGAAAACAGTCTGACACCATGCGCTGTTGATTTTCTCGAGCACGGTATAACTGTCGTCGAACTGATTGACGGACTGCTCAAATGTCCGCGCGTCAATCTTGCATTGATCCAGACCCGTTGAAAGGAACGTCGTCGTCATGCCCTCATAGAACAGATTGCTGATAACATGCGACCGGAAGCTTTGGTATTTGCTTTTGTCCCCGGCGTAGGCGATGAGGTTAAGTGGCGTGAAAGTGCCGACAAGCTGCTCGCCCGCGGTGCTTTGCAGTTGGATATTTTTCAGGCGTCCGATGCCCTCATCCGCGCGCAGTATGATGACGTGCTCCTGATCTATCCAGTTCTCGCTGATGTCCTCCTGAGATATGAACCCGTACCAGTACGCCGTCCACGGGCCGAAATCGAAACGGACCGTGATGTCGTCATCGTTGTCGGACAGGAAATCCTCTATCGTGACAGACCCGTCGGTGACGATCTCGATGGTCGCCTGCTGCGGCCGGACAGGCTTGAAAATATCATTATCCGAATTGAACTCGCCCAAGACAAACGGCCGAGTACTTCCTTGTAAAAGTATCACATCGCCAGAGTACCCGGTGACATCAAAGTCAAGACGGCAATCATACCCCTCGACATTTTGGAAATCCATCCGGTACTTTATGCCCATTAGCCTACCCTCCCTATTCTTGAATTAGTGTTATTGAGCACCCCGACAAGGTCCGGACCGCGCTGTACGAAAACCACCTGTCCGGACAGCTGCATGCCACCCTGGCCCATGTTGCCGCCGCCAAATGTGGGTGCGGAGCTGCGCTGGAGTTGGAACAGCGACCCGATGCCAGATCCACCGCCACCACCCAGCAGCCCCTTGAACACCGACCCGAATGATGCGGCCCCCGCGGCCGTGCCGCCTGAAATTATGGTTAATATACCGGCAAGGATTGCGGCCTTTGCTATTGTCGCGACAAGTTGAATGATAAGCCTTTTCAATGCGCCGCCAAGTGCCTGAAATACATTCTGACCATTCTCAAGTGCTCCAAAAACAGCATCCACGGCGGGCGCGACGATGCCGTTGAGTGTTGCCGCCAGTGTGTTTAGTTGCTCCGCGCTGAATGTGTCTTTTATCTTTGCTTTGAATGCGTCAAAGGTTGCAAGCGCGGTCGCCGGTATCGTCGGAACGATGGGCACCTGTACGACAGGGTTGGCTAATTTGAACGCGTTATTGATGTCGCGATCGGCCTGCTCATTGCTGACCCCGAGCTTTGCAGCGTCGGGTACGACGGCCACCTTGACAAGAGGCTTCGCTGTCCGGGTCTGACCCAGTGAACGCGTTACCTTGTTGTTCGCATCGGCGAGGTTTTTTGTCGATTCAGCTGCGGCGTTGATGGGCGCGGTGATCTGGTTGTACCTGTCGATGCTTTTCCCGATCTCTGTATTCAGATCCTTTGTCCGGCCCAGCAGCGCGTTCACGACTTGCTCCTGCTTTCTCACGGCGTCAGTTGCCGCCACTATGTCCCGCGTGTCCACGGTTGCCGCAAGGCCGACAATCCTTTGCGGTGCCGCCTTTGCGGTCGCGAGTTGATCTTTTAATTTTGCCAGAAGCGTCTGCTGCTCGCTTAATTGTACGTTGGTCGCGCCGATCTGCTGCTCAAACCCTTTGATGATGGCACTCTGGATGATGGCATCTTTGTACGCGGTGACGGCGGTCGTCAGCCCTGTAACCTTGCCTTTCTCAATGTCAAGATTCCCGAAATAATCCTTGCTGATTTTTTTCAGGTCGTTGAGCGCGTTGTTACGCTCGAGATAACTTTTCGTCTGGTCCTGCACAATCCCGACAAGCGCGTCAATCTTTGCAAGCTGCCCGGCCGCGCCTGCGGTCTCCTCGGCGACTATCTGCTGTGATGTCCGGAGCTCTTCATTAAACTTTTCGTAAGATTTCGCCGCTTTTGCGGTCTCCGCTGCCAGTTGGGTATTGTTGGCCGTCAGCGCATCAATAGCAGCCCCAAGACTGCCATATTTCTGCACGGCGACAGTGACGGCCGATGACACTAAAGAAAAGCCAAGCAGGAGCCCCGTAGGCCCTAACAATGACGAACCGAGAGCTTTGAGTGCACCACCCACGCCGCCGCTTTCTTTGGATAGCGACTGAAAGCTTTGGATGAGCGGCTCGATGTTGTTACCTATCGCTATAAAGCCAAAAGGCGCGTCAGATGCGACACGCCCCAAATTTTGTAATGCAGTCCCCGCTTTGTTGGATGCGGCGGTCAGCGGCTTTGTTGCCTGCTCGAGCTGTTTGATGGATTTCTCGGCCCTGTCGAGGCCGCGCTCAAGAGGCGCCGTATCTACCCCGGCCGTTATTTTAAGCGTTGCGTCCATCCTGTTCCATCTTTAACTTATCAAATATTGCCGCTATCTCATCCTCGTTCATTTGTCCTTTCGCCTCATCGCCGGGCAGTTGCCAGAGGTCCTCCGGTGTCTTTGGGCTTTTTTTCGGGTCTCCCCACATTTTCGCCATCATGAACATAAGTAAGCGCGTTTGCCGGTACTGATTAACCACCCTGTCAGCATAACCCGATATTATCAGGCTCACCTCCCGGAACGTCATCGCGTCGTATCCGCTCGCCCCTATTTCTCCGGTGACGTAGGCGCGGAGGTCGTCCCATCCTTGCTCACTTGTGAGGTCGAACTTTTTTTTTCGTCCTGCTCCGCCTCCTGCTCAGCCGCGCCTTTTATTACCCGACTATTGTAAAACGTCTCTGCGATCTTTTGGAATACCTCCGTATTGGTCACGTTTTCATCCACCCAGTCGCACACATTCTCAAATGTGAAATCCGGATCTTCGCGCTTTACATAGCAGTTGTTGAACAGACCCCAGTACACAATGACCGGGATCAGTGCGACGTCCACATTCTGCCCAAGTTGCAGGCCGAGCTTTTGGCTTTCAAGCGTTATTTGTTGCACGGCAAGCATGCCGAATTTTAGCCCGCGCTTTTTACCCAGTGCCTCGACCTGGATATATCCGTTAGTCATGTAAATGGTTTGTTATGGTTGAACGATGACGAGCGTGCCGGTAGATTGCAGTGTACCGCTGAAATTGATGTAAGCGCCGCCGCTGGCGTCCTGGTTAAGCGTCAGATCGGTGAAATACGCCTCACTCTCATGGTAGTACACTGTACCCACGGATGACCCGGTGATCGTCGGGTTCCTGAAACGCACTTTCACCTTTGTACCGGCGTTGATGCAAGTCAAGCAATCTTTGTATGAAATGCTGCTGCCACCAGGCGCGCTTTCGCAGATAGCGTCGAAATCAAAGCTGAACCCAGGCGTTCCGACGCTTGTCAGTTTGCCGCAGTTGGTCTCCTCCTCGCTCACGCTCGCGGTCGTATTGACCGAGGAGGTACGCAGACAGACGAGCGTCTTATAAGCTGATCCCGCTCCGGTCACATCGATCTCGATGTTTTGTAGATTTCCAGCAATTTGTGCCATTTACTTCTGAATTAAGGATTGTGAAAAACGTATTAGTTTACGAACAATGAAATAAGATCCGTCTTGTTCCGTCAAGTAATTGGCTGACTCCAAAGTTACATTCAAAAATTGATAATTTGCATTTGTGGGCGCGGATGAAGGGATCGCCAGCACGGCGTTCTCAACTACCTCGGCGATATCGTCCACTGTATCGTGGTCGATCTGCTTGTACTGCTTGACCACCACGTCCAAAGTGATGACCCCAGTGTGGACGAAAAGTTGATTGTTTCCCTCCTGATCATAGTCGATGGCGTTAATGTACACATACCTGTCCGGCGTTGTCACGATGGGCATATTGTCGTACACCGTCACCGGCATCCCGCCGTATGTGATGCCAGACAATGCCGACATGTACGCGTCTCTCAATGCCCTACCCGGATTTTTCATCCA